GAATCAGGTGAGGCGGTCCGTGCTCCACGGGCCTGAAGACGCCCCACGTGGTAATGGCGGAAAAATCCGCCGTCTCCTTCTTTGAATAAGCCGTGTCCAGACTTTGAATGACGTGCACCAGGTCAGGAATCTTCTCCCTTGTCCACATCTTCCACCATTCACGCTTGATGATCGATCCCTCCTCGGACGTCGGATTCTGCTGCCACTGGGCCTGCCATTTTTGTTCCGACAATGACGCCTTCACACCGTCCAGCTCCTTCAAGTTCCAGTACTCAGGCCACATCGGCTTGTCGTTCAGGACGGCCGGAAACTCAACCACCTCCCACTGATCAGCCTTCGGTTCGCTCTGGGCCTTGATGAGCATTCCCGTCAAGTCCTTCATGCTCCACCTGGTCATGACGATCACGATCGCCCCGCCCGGCTGAAGCCTCTGCCTCGGCCCTGAGGTGTACCATTCATAGGCGTTGTCAAGCGCCGTCTCACTGAGGGCGTCCTGCTCGGAGTGGGGATCGTCAATGACAAGAAGATCGGCGCCACGACCGGTGATCGCGCCCCCCGTGCCTGAAGCGAAGTACTCCCCGCCCTTGTTCGTCTCCCAACGGCCCGCGGCTTTTGAATCCGGTGACAGAGTCACATCAGGAAAGACATCCTTAAAGTCCTGTTGATCAAAAAGATTACGCACTTTTCTGCCAAATCTATAAGAAAGCTCCGCGGTGTGGGTTGTTTGAATAATTTTTAATTTAGGGTTAAGCCCCATCATCCAGCCAGGAAACAAATTAGAGGCAAACTCTGATTTTGTATGTCTGGGAGGCATATTAACAATTAAGCGTTTAATCTCTCCACGTGAAACCGCTTCAAGTTTTTTTGCAATAATACGATGATGTGAACCTACAATAAATTCAGGCCATACTTTTTTTACAAAAGTTAGGAAGGAGGAACGGGACTCCTTGGCCACTTTTATTTGAAGATTCCTTAATTCGTATTTTAATAAGTCAGTTGGAATTGTTTTTGGAATCATAAAAAAGTTATAACATAATCTTTGTTTGTGTAAAACTCTCCACTAAAGGGAAACTCTCGAGCAACGGGTACATTTAGGGGGTGTAGGGGTGTAGTTGTACCAGATTTGGTGTTTGAAGTCCATTGTAAGTACCTAAAGCTACTCCGAAGGCAGCATGCACCTGTTCTTCAGGCATAAAAAAAGGGCGGATAATTCCGCCCTTCGCCAGTCCAGTACTGGAAACTTTAGTTAGAGTTATGTACGAACTCGTATGATTTGATCCAACAAATAGATAGGACTATCAATACTACATCATTTAATAGTGAGTATTTCATTATGTTATAGTCAGTTAATAGATATACAATCATTATAGAGCAAACCATTAACATTATGATCTTAATATGTTTATTCATCTGTTTTGAAACTCCCTCATTTTTCTTTGACCATTAGCTATTAAACTCTCTGCCCAAGCTTTAACCTCTGGACTAGCATTAGGGTTAAGTATTAGTTCCTCAACCTCTGACTCTAGCCATTTATAGAGTGCTTTCCAATTCAAGTTAATAGTAATACTCTCTGGAGTATCTACTTGAGCATTAGTAGGATTAGTTGGTTGGGTGTTTTCTCTCAAACCTATTGTTTGATTTAAAACAGTTAGTCTGTTGTGTAAGTCATTATTGTTATCTGGCATTTATGACCTCTCTTTCTATCTACCTTATTAATCCCATTACATTAGATAGTCAAATTCTTTTTTCTTTTTATTTTTACCCTTGACAAGAACACTCGGACGCCGTGCGGGGAACTTTACTATACTATAGTACTCCAAGTTTCTTGGTCGGCAATGCAATGGAGGGAGGAAGATGCCTGAGCTGCTGGGTAACAACACTACTATAAGCCACGAAATCTCCTGGTTTTGTAATGGAATGGAAGAACACCAGGGCCATGTTCCACTCGGCCCGGGGATGCCGTAACTATACTATACCAGAGCTGCCGCTCCGAGTTCGACAATGCAATGGACATAAAAAAAGGGCGAATGTTACTTCGCCCTTTTTCACCAGAATTATTTTATTAGACAGCTAATTGAAAATCAGCAATAGTTTGAATTGAAGTAGAGCTATCAACTTCCACTTGATTGTCATTGAGTGGCATAGCTTGAATAGTTTTGTATTGTGTTGGAACTTTGCACCTTTGGTATTCCAACTCCCCAAGTTTATCTTTCACTAAAGCAGTATCAATCTTTGCACCAATCTTTTGAGAGATATGCAAGGAGTAATCTTTGCCGTGTAAGAGGTTGGCGTTTTCGCTGATACCCATATCAATTAATAATTGACGATTTACTTTTATGAAGTCAGCGATTATCTTTTGCATTACTAAAGCTCTACCATAAGCATCAGCAATTTGCATCTTAGCTTTTTTACTCATATTCTTACCTTGATGAGCTTTCTCTAAGACATTTAATATATTAACAGCTTTTGTCATTTTATATCCTTTCGACTTTCTATTAATTAATTAAGTGTCTACCATATCCCATTTCATTTGTCAATAAAATAATTAATTTATTTTTGCCAACCGAGTCCAGCATCTCCCGCCGCGGGGCCATCCTTAATACTATACTAGAGCCGAGAGACTCGACCGATGGGCAATGCAATGCAGCTACGGCGACCAGGGAACCGTAGTCCAGTCCACCAGGTTCATGAGCCCGGCGGCCAGCATCACAGTGAATGCCAGGACCGCCTGCGGGAAACAGAGAAATGCGCCAATGTAAACGAGCAAAAATATCAGGAGGTAATGTATCAATTGCAGTCCACCATGTCTGCCAGATGACTCCACGCATCCGAGTGCTTCTCCGGATCCAGCGTCACCTTGGCGCCGTCATACCAATCCAGGTACCAGTACTCAATGCGATGGACGCTCTTGTCAGGGTTCACGTAGATCCTGAACTCGTCCCCCGGTCCTCCCCAACTGAGCTGCCAACGCCAATATCCCTCCAGCTGGTCGGTGAATGTCTCTGGTTCCACGTAATCAAAGCAAAGCCCCTCCACTGTATGGAGCTCTTTCAACCTGTCTTCAAATTCTCCTTGAACCAGCTGCGCGCAGCTTCTTTCTCTTTGTGCTTGTGTCATCTTTCTTCCTTCCTGTTTTAATGCGCCCTTTTCACGGTATATATAAACGGTTTCTAGAAGCGGACGCAGTCTCCTGAGATCTACGCCTGCCTCCTTTTTTCTTTTATCAGGTCTTTGGCTAGCCAAGGAGCTAGATCCTGTTACTTATATAGTCCCACTTTATCCATTAGTCAATAGCTGAAGGAAGATAAATTGGGATCAGGAGGCAAACCCCGGGGAAGCCCCTGGTGCGTTAATTACTGGTAACAGGCCGTGAACCGCGGGGAATGGGCAATGGAATGGAAATTTTCATCTCTAAATTGAACGCACAGCTGCTTGAAGCAGGTGGCTGGTGTGATTATACCCTTGAAATCCGAGGAAAAAGGGAGAAAGGTATGATGGAGGTGAGTCAACCCCCGGGTGGCGTCCAGGTCCTAATACTATACTAGGGCGCCGCCTCGTGGCGGACAATGGACAATGGACAATAAAAAAGGCGAGGGGTTGAGTCCTCGCCTTGTTGAGCAATATGAAAAAATATTTTAGTTTTCGATATATCCTCCCCCGTTTTGAAGTTCTGCTTCCCGACCAATTCGGTTAGACCTGTCTGCACCTTCCTTCATAGGAGGAACAACAGAATTGTAATGACCAAGAATTTTCTCTAATGTAGAATTGTTTCTATCAAGAGCTTCCGTTATGCTTGTAATCGCGTTGCATAAGGTGGTCATAGTTTCATCTGATACTACCATATCTTTCTCCATTTCTAATTGTTAGATTCCTTTATACTCCCACTTTATCCCATAGTCAAGAAGAAAAAGAATTTATTGTGGATAAGCACGCAACTTGGGAACTCTTGATTGCTTCCTGTCATAGCGACGGTGCACCCGTTATCGTATGCATCAAACAGGATCCCGTGGCGGCGTGCCTGCCGTAAAGGATCAGGGCGTCTGGCAAATAAATTTGCTTATGGAAGCCCGTGGGTTCTCCTCGGCTCCTAATCCAATGGATTGTATACTCCCACTCCATCTCATAGTCAAGTAAAAAGAAATTCTTTTTCCCAACCACATTTCCTGACTGAAGTGGCGGAACTGCACGTGGTCCATCCCTACTATACTTGTAGGTGGGACAACGGATCGTGGGCAATGGGCAATGGAGACTCCTGCCTGGCCGCACCATGCTGCGCCCGGGGATCCGGTAATGTCCTTGAAGATGGCTGAAAACAGCCGATGCAAACGAATGGAACGGGACCCCATTCACCTGTTCGCGGGACGCCCCGGAAGGTAACAACAATAAACGGGGGGAAAGGGCGACAATGGAGCAATGGAGAATGGAGAACTTCCCGTGCGGCAGCGCTGCCTGGAAGCCGGACTCAGGTAATACTACCAGAGTTCTTGGCGCTTTTCCGCCAATGGAGAATGGAGAACATCTCCCGACGCAGGGTGAGCCCGGGGATGCGTCCCACTTTATTACTGACTACTGCTTGGCTGGGGGAATGGGCAATGGAGAATGGAGGAAGATCTCCGCCAGATGCTTCCCGGGCCAGGGATCCTGGGGGAATGTCCAACTGGGCGCGGCCAATGCGCCTTCTTCGGCAATGGAATGGACAATGGCCCCTGGAAAGATGGAGAGTAACCTCTGAGGGAGGGTCTGGGCCAAGATAAAACTTCTGCCACCACGCAAACTATACTTATAGTTCCACATTATCTGATGAGGCCGTAAATTAATCTTGTTACTTGTAATTACTTTTAGTTCCACCCAAAACGGAATTCCGTCTGTTATTCCTAGAACATCAGGAACACCTGGCGTTGCCCAATTCTCAAAACGAGTAAAAAAAATATCTGGCATATTATCCTTCATCAGCTGCCATAACTTTGACTCTGGCTTCACTAAAATAACCAAGCAATAAAAAACATAATTGCACCAATGACAAAAATAAACTTAAGACCTGTCATTAATAAAATACCTAAAATTAACTCCCACCAATAGCCATCCATATCGGCTGTTGGGTGTCTAGCTTCTTCAACCTCAATTGATTTTCTACTTTTCATGAGATTTTACCTCCAATCTGTTTTGTAAGTTCATATAACTTTCCCCTCCACATAGATCTATAAGCTCTGTGCTTTTTTCCTTTAAGACTGCTAATCATTTTCTTTAGATTGCTAGTTCTTCTCCAGAAAAGCTGCTCCATAGGAGTATAGGGAATGCTACCGTTTTTTTGCAAGACCATAACCTCCCCATTCATAGTTTTCATCCCAGCGAGTATGTTCTTCTTTAAAAGGCGCAACCTTTATTTTCTTAATTCCGTAGCCTTCCTTGTAGGTTTCAAAGTCAAATCCCCTCGCATACTTGGTAAAGTGAACCATATACATTGTCCAATTTGTAGCTGGTGTTTGCTTCTTTACAAAAGATTGGCCCTGGCTGGTACAACCCCAGGAATCACAATTAAAACTCATGCCAGGCGTTAAACAACTTACACTCATAAAGACCTCCAGCCATAGACTGAACTATCTTTTGCATAGTCAAGATATAAAGGAAGGTGTTTTCCTAAATATTTATAGGATTGTTTTGGAATTATACTACCCCAATGAGAAAGTAATTTATTGTAAGCTGCTCTTGGTGTTGAAGCTTTTACATCTATCCTAAAACCGTCCTTGAGTAAAAAACTAAATGTTTTCATTCTTTTTTCCTTCCTACAATTTCCTGTGCTTTGGCTAAAGCGTCATTCCAGCCCTTATTATATTCACTTGTTTTTTGCTCATCCACCATTTTATCAAGTTCGTCTAGCACATTTTGATATTCCTCCTCTGGTGTATAATCAGCGTGTGCCCAATTAACCCGAGTATTGGTTTCAAGCATCTCTCTTATTTTTTCAATTATTTCTTTATCCGTCATAGCTTTCTCCTTTTTTAATGGTGCCTGGCAACTCGGTGGTTTATCAACCCCCACAATTATTCGCCTGTCGTAAGAGCCCTGAGCTAAAATCGATTCGGGATTCTAGGTCGATTGTGGCTAACGTTATGCCAGGCACCTGTTTTGGAGAAGGGAACTAGCTCTCCAACTAGCTGTGCGTGTAAGGCGCCTCAAATACCTACTGTCTTTTTTTATATGTGCTACAGCTACACATAATCAGTATATAATCCCACTCTATTAGATAGTCAACCCTTTTTTTCCACTTTCTTCATCTCCTTTAAAACCTCAAAATCAGCGTCAATACTGTACTGTTCCTTGAGTTCCTGCAACTTCGCCTCAACATCATCCCGGCTCATAGAATCAATAGATCCTGTGAGAATTTCCTTTTTATCCACATACAACCCTGCGATCTGACCACGCCGAGTCTCCGCCGTCACCGCAGCGTTCCAGTTCCCTGACGTACTGGCCTGATCCCTGATTCTTGCCAATGTAGAAAGTGACCTTTCCTGCGTGCACTTGTACCGTTCAACAATGGCCCTTCTCTCAGATTCAATCGCTTTTGCAACCAATGGAAACTTCAAAGGATTCTGTAGCTCCGATGCACGAACCACGGCGGATCCTTTTGCGTATCCAGCCTCAATGGCACAATGCATGGCAGTTTTTAACCCCTCAGAATGGACTAATAATATAATAAATTTTCTTTGTTTCCCTGTAATCTTGGGATCAAACAAAGAATCCGACAACCCAGAGGGAATGGTTACTTCTTTTGTTTCTGTTTGTTTCTGTTGTTTCATAAAGGCCTATTTATATAGGTGTTTTTTACCAGACATTTGCATTAAATGCAAAAACTCAAGCTTTCTGTCATGGGTTTGCTATAAAGGATACTTTTGGATACCTCTAATAATTACTAGAAGTAACCTTTTTTTGGTAGCTGATAAGGGATGACACCTGGATACCTCAGATACCTCTATTTCTGATAAAAAATAAAAAAATATTTTTCTTTCAGTAAAAACAGCTATAGGAAAGCCCCTTTATGAAAAGAATACGGGATTTTCCCTTACATTCTGTAATATTCTATCCAAAGCCGCCCTACCTTCTATGATTATTCTTTCCCACTCGCTTTTAGTATAGGCGCGGTCGTAGTTGGGGTTGTAAAATCTGATGGATATGGTGCCACACTTGGTGCAGCTAAATATTTTTCTTACCGGGCTGTTTGGCAGGGATAGTGACATTTAATCTTCTCACCTTATGCAATGGAAATGGAATGACGTTGTCAGGCAAATTTTTACTGAAATATACGGTATCCATTAGTTTAAGAGTTTGTTCTCGTTCTCGGTCCGAGATCCGCGACGCGAGCATCGTGTCCAGCAATTGCCGCTGGGCAAGAATCTCTTTTTCGCTTCTCATAAGCGCCTCCTTTTAAAACCGCCCCCGTATGATTCTTCATCTTAACAGGGGCAGTCGTTTACTATGCGCTCGCGAGTATAGCCTAAATCCTATTTTATTTCAATAGTTCTGGGCTTTTTTCCCTCGGGAAGTATTTTTTCCAAGGAAACCTTTAATAATCCGTCCTTTAGTTCGGCACCTTTGACCTCCACGTCATCGTTGATGGTGAAGGATTTTGTGAAATAACGCTGGGAAATACCCCTGTGAAGGATATGTTCCGTTTCGGACTTGTCCTTTTTCACGCACTTGATGGTCAGCACGTTCTGTGCGTAATCCACGGCAATGTCCTTCTTTCCGTACCCCGCAATCGCGATCTCAATGTCATAGAGCTCGTCCGTCTTCTTGACGATGTTGTAGGGTGGATAGGTCGTGTCATTGAAATAGTTGCCTTCAAACATGCTCTCAAACTGGTCGAACATGCTGTCAAACCCTATGGTGACTGGCCGCAGCTGGTTTAAAATTGATAATGCTTTATTCATGATAATCTCCTTTTCTAAAGCAAGATTGATGGGACCCGTTATGGCGTCCCTTTATGTAATATAGTTCATTTTTCATAAAAATCAACCGTACAGGCCTCCGCGCTTGCAGGGATCGCAGAACCTGTCAAAGCGTCCGTGCATATTGAATTTCTTGGAGCAGAGGTTGCAGGGTCTTGTCCCAATAATGGGTCCCTTGTAGGTTCGCGTTATGTTGTTCTTCCGGGTCTGGGGAGCGTGTCCGTTCTTGATGCGAAGCCTGTGCATTTTTCCAACCACCGCGTTCTTTGAG